CAGGGGCAGCAGGTGCTGCTGTCGTCGCCGTCAGGCGATCCCAGCCAGGCGGTGATCAGCGGCATGCTCTACAGCAGCGCGCTACCCGCTCCCTCGGACAATCCGGACCTCGACCTGGTGGAGTTCGAGGACGGCGCCCGTTTCCAGTACGACAGCACGGCCCACGAGGCGATCGCCGAGACAGGTGGGAGCCGGGTCACCATGGATCGAGACCGCATCCTGCTGTCCAGCAACGGCAGCACCCTCGAGCTCGATGCCAGCGGCATCCGGCTCAACGGGGCGCGCATCGACCTGAACTGAGGGGAACCATGCCAGCAGTCACTCGACAGGGCGATATGGGTAGCGGTCACGGCGACTTCCCGCCGCGGGCTTCAACCGGAGGCAGCGGCAACGTCTATGCCAACGGCATCGCTGTACACCGTCAGGGTGATGGCTGGGCCGTTCACTGCAACGCGGTGCCAGTCTGTCACGGCAGCGCGCTCGCTGCCGGCTCGGCGACCGTCTACGCCAACGGCAAACAGCTGGGTCGCATCGGCGATCCGGTCGCCTGCGGGTCAACTGTCGTGGGAGGCAGTGGCGACGTGTTCGCCGGGTAGGGCGGGGAACTGCCGCCAGCGGAGCGGGTGCCGCCGCTGGCGCATGCTTCCAGCATGAACGGCACCAATGCTCAAACGGGGCGCTCGCTTACCGGCCTCGATCACCTGCGCCAATCGCTGCGCGACATCCTGACTACGCCGATAGGCACCAGGGTGATGCGGCGCGACTACGGCTCGCGGATCTTCGAACTGGTCGATGCGCCGCTGAACAACGCCACGCTGCTCGATCTGTACGCCGCCACCGCCGAGGCGATCGCTCGTTGGGAGTACCGCTTCCAGCTGACGCGCGTGCATGTCGCCAGTGCTTCCCCTGGTTGCGTCGTTCTGAGCCTACAGGGGCGATACCTGCCGGACGGTGAGCCCGTGACGCTAGACGGCATCGAGGTGTCCTGATGGCTTCTCCGATCGACCTCTCCCAGCTGCCCGCGCCGACGATCCTCGACGAGCTCGATTACGAGACCCTGCTCGCCGAGCGCAAGTCGCGGCTGATCGCCCTCTATCCCGACGACGAGCAGGCCGACATTGCGGCGACGCTCGAACTCGAATCCGAACCCCTGACCAAGTTCCTGGAAGAAAGCGCGTATCGCGAATTGCTGCTGCGTCAGCAGCAGAACGAGCGCGCCAAGGCGCTGCTGCTGGCCTACGCCGCTGGCCCTGAGCTCGACCACATCGGTGCCACCTACTACCTCACCGAGCGCCTCGAGCTCGATCCGGGCGACCCCGAGGCGCTGCCGCCGGTGCCGCCCACCTATGAGAGCGACGCCGATTACCGCCGCCGCCTGCTGCTGGCTCACGACGCCTTCAGCACCGCAGGCAGCCGCCAGGCCTACCAGTATTTCGCGCTCTCCGCCGACTCCGCTGTCAAGGATGCCGACGCCGTGCGCCCGCTGCCCGGGGTGGTGCAGGTTTACGTGCTCTCCCGTGCCGGCGATGGCGAAGCGGCCCCCAGCCTGGTCGCCAACGTCGAAGAGGCGCTCAACGCCGAGCAGGTGCGCCCGCTCACCGATACCGTGCGCGTCGGCAGCGCCTCGATCCTCTCCTTTAGCGTCTCCGCCACCCTGGAGCTGCGCGATGGGCCGGACGGTGACGTGGTCGCTGCCGAGGCCGAGCGTCGCGCCCGCGAGTACGTCGACGAGCGTCACGCCCTGGGCGCGCAGATCGTGCTCGGCGCCCTCGAGGCCCGCCTCTACGCCCCCGGGGTCGAACGGGTGATTCTGCACTCGCCCACCGCCGATATCGGTGGCGACACCAGTCAGGCCCCGTATTGCACCGGCATCGAGGTTGCCATCGATGACTAGCCTGCTGCCGCCCAACACCACACCCCTCGAGCGCCGCGTCTCCACGGTCGCGGCTGATCTCGAGCGCGTCAGCGCCCCGCTGCAGACGCTGTGGGATGCCCAGCGCATCCCGGCCAACATGCTGCCGTGGCTGGCCTGGGCGGTGGGCGTGGACGAGTGGAGCCGGCACTGGCCCGAACAGACCAAGCGCGACGCCATCGATGAAGCCATTCCGATTCGTCGCCTGCGCGGTACCGTCTGGGCCGTGCGCCGCGCCCTGGAAACGCTGGGTTATGCCGACGTCGAGATCCTCGAACACGCCGCGCAGGACGCCAAGTGGCGCGCCGCCGGCGGCCTCTACCTCGACGGCAGCTGGCTGCTCGATGGCAGCCAGACTTTCCTGCTCGAGAATGCCCCGCGCGTGGTGACCACCAGCTGGGCGCAGTACGCCCTGGCGTTCAACATCGCCGATGCCCCCTTCGAGGCCCGCGACCAGCGCCGCATCCGCCAGCGCGTCGAGTCGGCCGCACCGCTGCGCTCCGAGCTGATCGCGCTGATCTACCGCTACGCCGCCCAGTGGTCCGCCCCGATCACCCTCTCGCCGCTCTCGCTCGCCGTGCGTCAGCGCTGGGTCGATTGCGCCGGCGCCCGGGTGCATCGCGCCCGGCCGCTGATGGGTTGCTGGTCACTCTCCGGTGACTACACCCCGCGCTCGATCGACGGCGCCGAGCGCCTGCGCGGGCGCTTCACGCTGACCGGACAGCGGCCGGTTGGCACCCCGCTCGACGCCGGCTGGGGCACTGCCGGCCTGCGTGTGCGGCAGCCCACGGCGCTCGGCCTGCGCGCCGAGAGCGACAACACCTGGTCGCTGGGCGAGTCACGCACTGACCGGCTCGATGCGACCTGGAAACTCAACGAGGTCACCGACGGCCACCGCCGCCTGGATGGCGGCTGGGGGCTCGATCTCGCCCAGCTCTATCGCGTCCAGCGCCCCCGGCTGGACGGCGCCCGATCCCTGGGCCACCGCCGCACCCTGTCATCCATCGGCACCACCGGCCGCGCCGTGCTGCGCGACCGCCGCCTGAGAACGGAGATCCGCCTGTGAGCGATGTCATCCCCGCCACGACCCAGTTTCGCGCCAAGGTCGCCGCCGCCGTGGCTGCCGGTGGCCGCGTCCCGGCGATCACGCATGTCGCCTGGGGCACCAATGGCGACCCGGCCAGCCCCGACGAGACCGACCTCGGCGCCGAGGTCCACCGCCAGGCGGTCGACGCCGCCACCCCCGACGGCGTGCTGCTGCACATCACCGGCACCCTCGCCGGCGACGATGTGCAGGGCCATGCCATCCGCGAGATCGGCATCTTCGACAGCGACGGCGAGCTCGCCGGCCGCCGCGCTTTCAGCCCCCTTGAGCTCGATCCCGGTACCGAGATCGACGCCACCCTGGATCTGCAATTCTGACCGAGAGGCCCACCATGCCCGACTTTCTGACCGTCACCGAGGCGCAGTTCAACGAGCAGCTGCGCGCCCTGCAAACCACCGACCCGGCGCATCCCGACTCGTGGAACCCGCAATACCTCGCGCTGCTCCAGAACGACCACTGGCTGCGCAGCAAGCTCCTCGAGACCCAGGGGCGGGTCGACGACATTCTCGGTAGTGACCCGATCAACCTCTCGGATCAGCTCGACGCCCTGGTGCAATACGGCGCCCAGAGCGTGTTCACCGAGCGCGACGTGCAGGTCGAGAGCGTCACCGTTACCAGCGCGGTTAGCGGCGACGACTCCATTGACCTCAGCGACACCAGCGGCATCACGGTCGGCCAGCACTACTACATCAACGACGCCGGCAACGTGCAGGGCGTGCGGGTCGCCGAGGTGCTCTCGCCCACGCGCATCACCCTGACCACCACGCTCAACAGCACCGTCGCCAGCGGCAGCACCTTCAGCCGTCAGGCGCCGGGCTACTACGTCACCCCGCAGCTCGACGACATGGAGCGCGGCGCCACGCTGCACGCCAAGGGCAGCGACAACATCGCCGCCCAGGGCTGGAGCGGCAACGACTGGCAGGCCCTGGTCAAGCGCGCCGACGGTGGCTGGGACGTACCCGCCGGCATCGATCGCCTGCGCGTCACCGGCACCGTCAGCCAGGTCGCGGTCATCTCCGCGCTGCCGATCAGCGTGACCCGCCGCGCGACCAACATCAGCCCCGCCGATGGCGACGTCGGCCTGACCGTCACCCCGACGCTGCAGGGCGCGCCCTACTATCCGCTGTACGGCGTGCCGCAGAGCCGCCGGCAGTTCCAGGTCATCGAGCAGGGCGGCAGCTTCGGCAATCCGCTGTACGACGCCGAGGAGGTGCCGGCCGACACCACGCCGCTGACCAGTCACGCGGTCACCGCCTCGCTGGCCACCGACAAGGTCTACCTGTGGCGCTACCGCGACCAGAACGTCGAAGGCGAGTGGGCCGCCTGGTCGCTGCCCACCACCTTCACCACCGCGGACACCTACGTCGCCGCGCCGACCATCACCAGCCCCGCCGACGGCGCCGTCGACGTGCCCGAGCAGCCGGTGATCAGCCTGTCGGCGTTCAGCGTGGTCAACGGGGCCGACACCCAGGTGGCCACGTCCGTGCGCATCAAGGACGACACCGGCGCCGTGGTCTGGGAGCTGCTCGAGTCCACCACGCTGGACGACATCACCGTCCCCGCCGGGGTGCTTCAGGCTGGCACGCGCACCTACACCGTCGAGGGCCGCCACCACGGCGAGACGTTCGGCGCGTCCGCCTGGGGCGCCGCCAACAGCTTCACCACCGCGGCCAGCTTCGTGCCCGACTTCGAGGCCCAGATCGGCGCGGCCTACGGTGGCGGCTACGTGGCCGGCAAGATCGTCTCCGACTACGACGGCCTGACCTACGGCCTGATCGTCTCCGACGGCTCGGGCGACAGCAACCTGATGGGCGCCGGCACCCTGGCGTGGCGCACCGCGCAGACCGCGGTAACCAGCACCGAGGGCGTGCCGCCGATGACGCTGGCCGATGGCCGGGCCAACCACAACGCGATCCTCGCGGTGGGCAACCTCAGCCAGTTCCCGGCGGTGCAGTGGATCGAGACCAACTGCAACACCGGCGAGGGCCTCAACGGGCACACCGACTGGTACCTGCCGAGCCGCGACGAGCTCGAGCTGCTCTACCGGAATTTCAAGCCGACCACCACGGCCAACAACGACGGCAACCGCTCGAGCACGAGTAGCTACTACGGCGCCGACGGCGCGGTCCACGGCACCAACGCCAACTCCCTGCCGGCCGGTGCGGGCTACACCACCACCGACCCGGCGCAGACCGCGCGCGCGAGCTTCGCCGAGAGCGGGGCAGATGCCTTCACGGCCAGCTACTACTGGTCGTCGACGGAGGCGAACAGCAGCAACGCCTGGTGTCAGAACTTCACCAATGGCTACCAGAACCCGAACACCAAGACGGGCACCCTCTACGTGCGCGCTGTCCGGAGAATCAAACTTTAACCTTTTCACTTTTAAGGGGTTTTTGCAGTGAAAGCCAAGGAACTGCCGATTTATCGCGTCACCTACCAGCTGCTCGAGAAGGTCACCCAGTTCGCGCGGAATTTTCCGCGCGACATGCGGATCTCGCTCGCCGGCAGGCTGCAGGAGGAGTGCCTCGATCTGGTGCTCCTGGTCTACCGCGCCAATGCCGCGCGCCAGGGCCGGCGGCAGATCATCGGCGGGATCCTCGAGCGGGTGCAGGTCCTCGAGCTGATGCTGCGGCTATGCCGCGACCTGCGCCTGATCAGCATCAAACAATACGCCAGCGTGGTCGAGCTGACCGAGCAGATCGGTCGCCAGGCCTACGGCTGGCAGCGGTCGAGCTCATGAACACCGGCCAGGATGCCGGGAGTTACGGCTCCCGGCAGCGAGCCATTCAATCTCGGGCCGTCCCCGCTGGGATCTGCAGCCAGGGCGCGCACCCAGCGATAGGGCGCAAGCCAGTTTCGCCGTCGCATCTCGGCGGCGCGACGTGTGAGTGGACGGCTGTCACACAGGCCCCTTCACGGCCAGCAACTACTGGTCGTCGACGGAGGCGAACAGCAGCAACGCCTGGTATCAGAACTTCAACAATGGCAACCAGAACCCGAACAACAAGACGAACACCAACTACGTGCGCGCTGTCCGGATATTGAGGGTGTCATGTTCAGCATCGACGAGATCTTCCAGGCCTACTTCGACTGCCGCCAGAACAAGCGCAACACGCGCACGGCCGTGCAGTTCGAGCAGCGCCTCGAGCGCAACCTGATGCGGCTCCACCGCGATCTCAACCGCGGCGAGTACCGCATCGGGCGCTCGGTGTGTTTCGTGGTCACCCGCCCCAAGTACCGCGAGGTGTGGGCGGCCAACTTCCGCGATCGCATCGTGCATCACGTGCTCTACAACCGCATCGCCGAGCGTTTCTATCGGCGCTTCATTCACGACAGCTACGCCTGCATCCCCGGGCGTGGCGTACTGTTCGGCGCCGAGCGCATCCACCAGCACATGCGCCGCGCCACCCAGAACTGGCAGCACCGCGCCTGGTACTTGCAGGCCGACCTTGCCAACTTCTTCGTCTCGATCGACAAGCGCGTGCTCGAGCAGGTGCTCTTTGCCCGCGTCGACGAGCCCGAGCTGCGCGCGCTGATCCGCCAGATTCTCTGGCACGACCCGACGCGCAACCCGATACAGAACAGCCCCGACTACCTGTTCGACTGCGTGCCGCCGCACAAGAGCCAGTTCTTCGCCAACGTCTACATGGACGCCCTCGACCAGCACGTAAAGCGCGAGCTCAAGGTGCGCTGGTACGGGCGCTACGTCGACGACGTGGTGCTGATCGGCCACGACCCGGGCGAGCTCAACGCCGCCTTCGCCGCCATGGAGGCCTTCGTCGGCGAGCGCCTGGGCATGCGCTTTCACCCCAAGAAGACCACGCGGAACACTGTCGACAAGGGCATCAACTTCTGCGGCCAGATCCTCAAGCCGCACCGCAAGTACGTGCGCGCCCGTACCGCCCGGGCGATGAAGCGCCTCGCCGCCGATCCCGAGCGCTACACCGACCCCGAGCACTGGGCGGCGCGCCTGAATAGCTACCTCGGCCACTGCCAGCACGCCAATACCTGGCGGCTGCGCAAGCAACTGGCCATCGACACCGGTGCGCGTTTCGCGCCCCGCCTGACCAAAGTCATCACCCAGAGGAAGACCGCATGAAACACGTCACCGCCTGCTACGTCGATGCCCGCGACGGCCTGCCCGCCACTGAGGCCCCGCTGCGCCACGGCCCCGCGCTGCCCAGCGGCGCCCTGGTCGTCGACGCCGTCGATCGCCGCCAGAGCCCCGCGCTGATCATCGGCCGCCTGCCCGTCGACGAACCGCTGGCTACCGGCATGCAGCTCGTCGACGAAGCGCGCTACACCGAGCTGCTCGACGATTACCACGCCTGGCGCGACGCGCTCGCCGCCGACGCCCGGCAGGACACCCTTGCCGCGCTCGCCGACTACCGCTACCAGGTAGAGACCGCCGGCATCGAGATCGACGGCCAGCAGATCCTGACCGACCGCGAGAGCCAGGCCCAGCTGACCGGCACCTATCAGTCGCTGTCGCAGCCGTTCGTGGACAGCATCGACTGGAAAGCCGCCGGGGGCTGGATCACCGTCACCGAGGCCGAGCTGCGCCCGATCGCTGAGGCTGTCGCCAAGCACGTGCAGGGCTCATTCACCGCCGAGCGGCGGGTGGCCGAAAGCCTCGACACGACCACCGACTACCGCACCGCCTTCGACGAGGCGCTGGCGGCCGTCAAGGAAGAGCAGGCGGCAGCGGCGACTGCCGCATGATCGGCATCACGGCATACCAAGCCCGCCGCCCGGCGGGCTTTCTTTGAACCACTGCCAGCGGAGCCACGCAGCGCCTCACGCGATCCTGATCACTACCACCGGAAGTCCACCTGATCAGGTAAACGAGGCACAGCAATGGCTGACAAGTTTCTTCACGGTGCCGAGGTGCTGGAGATCGACACCGGGCCACGGCCGATTCAGACCGTGCGCTCGAGCGTCATCGGCATCGTCGGCACGGCGCCGGATGCCGAGGGCCCCACGGCGGCGACACTCACCATCGGCAGCACCGCTGCTGGCGCGGCCGTCGATTACACCGCCGTCGAGACCGGCACCAACGGCAACAACATTCGCATCCGCTACACCAATCCCGGTACCGCCAGCGCAACGCTGGAGGTCACCGTGTCCAGCAGCGACATCACCGTCGCGCTGGCTACCGATACCGATGGCAACGTGACGTCCACCGCGGCCGACATCGTGAGCGCCGTCAACGCTTCCGCCGAGGCCTCGGCCCTGGTCCTCGCGGCCTTGCCGGAGGGGGCGAGTGGGGCAGGGCTGGCGCGGGCGCGCGATTATCTCTCGCTCACCGGCGGCGCGGCCGAGCCGTTCCCGCTCAACGTGCCGACCCTGATCGCCGGCAGCCGCACCGAGGCGGCCCGTCTGGGCACGGCTGGCACGCTTCCGGACGCGCTCGAAGGCATCTTCGATCAGATCGGCGCCGTGGTCGTCGTGGTGCGGGTCGAGGAGGGCGTCGACGAGCAGTCGACGATGGTCAACGTCGTGGGCGGCGTGAACAGCACGACCGGTCAGCTGGAAGGCCTGCACGCGCTGGTGGGTGCCGAGTCTGTCGTCGGGTTCTCCCCGCGCGTGCTGCTGGCGCCCGGCTTCACGCATCAGCGCGACCAGGGGCTGCGCAATGCCGTAGTCGCCGAGATGATCGGTATCGCCGATCGCATGCGGGCGGTCATCATCGCCGACGGGCCGAACACCACCGACGACGCAGCCCAGCAGTACGCCAACGACTGGGGCAGCGCCCGGGTCTACATGGTCGACCCGTGGGTCAAGGTGCTGCGCAGCGACGGCAGCTACGTCGATCAGCCGCCCAGCCCGCGCGCAGCCGGCATCATCGCCAAGATCGACAACGATCTGGGCTTCTGGTGGTCGCCGTCGAACAAGCCCATCGTCGGTATCGTCGGCACATCGCGCCCGGTCGATTTCTCCCTGGGCGACGCCAACGCGCGGGCGAACCTGCTCAACGAGGGCGGCATCGCCACGATCATCCGGCAGGACGGCTACCGCCTGTGGGGCAATCGGACCCTGACCGATGACACCAAGTGGATGTTCCTATCGGTACGCCGCACGGCGGACATGATCAACGACAGCATCCTGCGTGCCCATCTGTGGGCCGTCGACCGGAACATCACCACGACCTACGTCGACGACGTGACCGAAGGGGTCAACGCCTACATCGCCGGGCTCAAGGCTCAGGGCGCGGTGCTGGGTGGCCGTTGCTGGCCGGATCCTGATCTCAACACGCCCGCCAACATCCAGCAGGGCAAGGTGTACTTCAACTTCGAGTTCACCCCGCCGTACCCGGCCGAGCACATCACCTTCCGGTCGATGCTGGTGAATGACTACATCGAGGAGGTCTTCGCCTGATGGCTGCTCGCGACATCATCAAGAACATGACGGTGGCCGTCGACGGCCGCGGCTATGCCGGCAACGTCGACGAATACACCCCGCCCGCCCTGACGCTCGTGACCGAGGACTACCGTGCCGGCGGCATGGATGCGCCGGTCACGCTCGACATGGGCATGGAGCCCCTCGAAACCTCGTTCGTCTTGTCGGCCTACGACGCCGACGTGCTGCGCCAGTTCGGGGTGGCCGAGGGCAGCCAGGTGCCGTTCGTTGGCCGCGGGGCGATGGAGTCCTACGACGGCACCGTGAAGGGCACCGTTCACACCATGCGCGGCAAGATCACTAGTCTCGATCGTGGCACCTGGACGCCGGGCACCAAGGCGACCATGACCGTCACCATGCGGCTGGATTACTACCGCGAGGAACACGACGGCCAGACGATCCACGAGATCGATGTCGTCAACGGCATCCGCACCATCGACGGCACGGACCGGATGCAGGAAATCCGAACCGCACTCGGCCTGTAACGATCACGGCAGCCGCGGCAGTGCTTGGTCGGCTTCGGCCGACCTTTTTTCTCTCCGATAGCAGGGCAGTCCCATGACCGAGAAGACCCCCGATTACCTGGCCTACAGCGAAGCCGGCCATTGTGACATCACGCTGCCGCGCCCTGTGCAGCTCTCAGGCGTCGAGCAGACGACCCTGCGCATGCGTGAGCCCACCGTCGAGGACCAGATCGTCGCGTCCGAGCTCAGGGGCAGCGATGCCCACAAGGAAGTCACCATGTTCGCCAACCTGTGCGAGATCTCGCCCGACGATATTCGGCGCATGCCGATGAAAGCCTGGCGTCGGCTGCAGGAGGCCTACCAGGGTTTTTTGGACTAGACGCCCGGGATGTTCGCCAGCTGGTGCTGGCGATGGCGTCACATACCGGCTGGTCGCTGCAGGAGATCAGCGCCCTGCGGATCAGTCGGTTCATGTGGTGGGTCGACGGCCTGCCGCGTCGCAAGCCTGAGAGGTGACGGATGGCGAATCAGCGGCTGAACGCACTCATCAATATCGGCGGTACCGTCAGCAAGGCGTTCACGTCGTCGGTCGGGCTGACCCAGGAGAAGATCAGCGGCATCGGCGATGCCATCAAGGACGTCGAGCGGCAGCAGCGCCGCGTCGATCGCTTCGATATTCCCGGGCTGCAGGAATCCCGCGACCAGCTGCGTCAGGCACGTCGCAACGTCCGGCAGCTCTCCGGCGAGCTCGAGCAGAGCCGGGCCAGCACCCGCGAGGCGGGGCGGGCCTATGACGCTGCTCGCGATCGTGTCGCTGATTTGGCCGACCAGATGCGCCGGGCTGACGAGCCCAGCGAGGTGCTGCGCCACGACTTCGAGGAAGCGAAGAAGGAGGCCGAGCGGCTGGGCAAGGCCTTCACCCAGGCCGAGAAGGAGACCTCCCGGCTGGCGCGGGAGCAGAAGACGGCCAAGCGCAGCGCCTCGGCGCTGGATGATCAGTTCAAGGAGCAGCTCGGCACCCTGCGTCGCACACGCGACCAGCTCCAGGAAGCCGGCGTCGACACCAGCAATCTCTCCGATGAAAGCGAGCGACTCGCCCGGAAGCTGGAGAAGCTGAAGAAACGTCAGGAAGCCTGGCAGCGCGTGCAGTCCTCCGGCGGCGACATTGGCAGCACCTTCAGCAAGATGAACACCGAGGTCGGCGCGCTGGCGCGCAATGTCGGCGTGCTGGGCGGCACGGTCACGGCAGTGGTCGGCGGAACGGTGCATACCTTCGCGGCAAGTGCCGAAGAAACCGACCAGTGGGCCAAGCGCCTCGGCCTCGCCACGTCCGAGCTGTCGCAGTGGCAGTACGCCGGCCAGCAGTTCGGCGTTCAGTCCGACGCCATGATCGACGCCTTCAAGGAAATGTCGATGCGCGCCGACGAGTTCGTGACCACTGGCGCCGGCCCAGCAGCGGAAGCATTTCAAAGACTGGGGCTCTCGCAGGAAGAGCTGAACAGGGTGTCCGATGACACCGGCGCGATGATGGGGATGGTGCTCGGCAAGATTCGCCAGATCGACGACGTCGCCAAGCGGCAGCGCATCGTCGACGAGGTCTTCGGCGGGCAGGGCGGCGAGC